ATAGTCAGCGTATTCTTTTTTATACTTTTCTATATTTGTTTTTTCTTCAGCACTATCTTTTCCCGCAATAAAACCGTGTGGTGTTACAATTATTCTACCGTCATCATATCCAAGACCATTAATATGGTTTTTCATAACCGAAACTTTTGTTCTTGCGGCAAATTTGATAGTTCTTTTATCTTTTGTTGCCGTAATTTTTGTAGTTCCAGAGTCTTTTTGATTTCCAAATAAAAAAACTAAAGATGAATTTAACCATATTGCCTCACCACCCTTGCTTTTAATTTTTGGTTGTCCAAATGGGTTGTCTGGAAGTTGGACCCATGGTTGATTGACAATTATTAAAGTATTCTCATATTTAGAATCCGCTTTACGAGATCCTGAAATCCTTTGGTTGATGCCCATACCAATTTTGTCTGCCAAAGCACTTGCATTGTGTTGTTTACCTCCTTTACCCTCATAAGTCATTTTACATGGAACTGATCCAACCGAGTCCCACATTATACAAAGTGAGTAATCTAATTCACCTTTTTCTTGTGCGTCCAATAAGTCATTAATATATTCCGTAATTTGTTCGATGTAGTCAAAGTTATTATTAAATAGGAAAAAACCATCCCATGTCAATTCACCTGTTTCAGTATCAACCACTTCTTCACATTCAAACCCCATAAGTTTAGCGTGTTCAAAAGACCATTTCTGTTCTGTAATAATAAACACGGGTAAAATACCTTTCTTTTGGGCGTCGACCGCAGTTTTAACAAGAGCGGTAGTTTTTCCTGTGTCTGAATGACCCAAATACATGTTAAGGTGTCCAATTGCGGGGCCAGGTAAACCAACCGCATCTAAGAAGTCAGGTCCAAGATCAAAAAATCTTTGTGGTTTATATTTTGCGTCCGATGAGAATTTTTTCTTTATCGAACTAAAATCGTTTTTTTTGAGTGCCATTACAGTTCGTACATTTTAAAATTTGTAATTGTTTCTAACTTGTCTTTTGCGTTTGTCATCTGCTCAACTAAGTTGTCCATTTCTTCTGTATGTTGTGGATGTTCTCCAATCCCAACAGAGTTTGTGAAATAAACATAAAGTCTGGCTTCAGCATCTGCGATTTCTGCCTCATATTTTTTTACAAGGGCTTCTTTTAATTTTTCAGCAATAAATGGTTTCATAATTTGTTTTTTTAAAAGTATAAACAAAAAAACGGGAACAATAAACCGCTCCCGTTATACTTTTTTCGTTAATTAAAATGGTAATTCTTCGTCTACCTCATCATTTGCTTGAGGATCTGCAACTTCATTAATCGATTTAAGTTGTGTCTTCTGCGAACCACCCATAGAAACTTCAGATGTTTCGTCGTTTGAATAAACGTATCCACCTTTTTCTGAGTCCCAACGTGGAGTTTCACCTCTTGTAATTGCTTCGAGATATTCAACAGGTTTTTTTGAATATACATCTTCCCATGTCATTCCGTCCTCAACCCATTCTTTACCTTGGATGGCATCACTTGAAATTGGTGATGGATCGTCATACATTACTGTCTGAATTACCGTATACGCGGCTCCTTTTGGAGTTTTTGCTTTTGTCAATTCTAAAATAAGGTCTCGTCCATTATCAGGATCTGTAATATCACCTTTAGCTTTCCAAATTGGAATAATTTTGTCAAGGATTCCTTCTTGTTTGTAGTTGTGTTTAAAACGCCAAAATTTTACTCCGTCTTGTTCGTTGTCACGATCAATAACTTTAACAATGTAAAACTTACGAGCTTTGTATTGTTTTGCGAGTTCTTTATCGGACTCTCTACCTGTTGACATAAGTTCTTCATAAACCTCATTCAAAGGTGAACGCTCATTATCATTTTTTGCTGGATCATAAAATTTTTGCCATTTTCCGTCCACTTGAACTTCGTGGAACCATACTTCTTTGAACGGTGAAGATCCGTCGGACGTTGGTAAGATTCTAAGTTTTCTTTGTCCTTGTTTTTCATTGTCTTTTAAAAGAGCCGCAAAGTATTTCTTCATTCGGTCTTCAGTGGACATTTTTGATGTAGTGTTATAACTACTTTGTGATTTTTCGTACTGCGCAAGTACTGCGTTTAGTGAATTTGTCGCCATGTGTAATTAAAAATTTAAAGTTTATGTGTAAAAAGTATAAGTATATAGAAAGGTTTTGTCAATTGGTGTTGAAAAATTAAGAGTTGTATTTGTTCAATAATATGTCGTCTTCATCATCCATCGGTTCATTGAAAGATTTTTCAATTTCAGATGGGCTAAAACTTTCAACATCATCTTGTGTTAATACGTATTCATTTTTTCCCGTTTTTTCCATTTCTTGTTGTTTATCTTGGAAAAAATCGGCCAAATTTTGTTTAAATGGACCTGAGTCTAATGATCTTAATTGTAATTTTTCTTGAGCCGTCTTTGGTCTATATTTTTCCACCTTTGTGTCCAAGGTGTCAAGTTTGGAAACAATAGAATCCATTTCCGCCAATTTTTCTTCCATTTTTTTTATTTGGTCAAACAAATTAGTAAAATATTCTTCTTGTTTGTCTGCCATTGTTTTTTGTGAATCAACCAAGTCTGTTATGTCAAGTTCTTCAGTTTCTCCTTCTTCCCCTTCTTCCCCTTCGGTTGGTACTTCTTCAACATCAGGATCTGTACCAGGATCTATAGGTGCCCCCTCAGCTCCGGCTGGCGGTGCAGGTGGTGTTCCTGCCGCCGCTGGATCTGCGGGTGGTGCTCCTGCCGCTGCCGGGTCTGCAGGTGGTGCTCCTGCCGCTGCTGGATCCGCAGCTGGATCTAATGGTGGTGGTGGAATATCTTGTTCCATTATGTAATTGTTGATAGACCTATATCTAGCAATTTCATTTAATATTTTTTCGTCTAATTTCATTTTATCCGTTTAGTAATGTTTTTATACCATGCTTGGTTTCTACTTGTATTTTTTTGAATGTTTTCATAGTATTGTCAACTCGCTCAATTAGACCGTCTTTCATTCTAACTGTGTAACAATCTCCAGTATCAAGGTCACAAACTTGTTTAGTTCCGTCACCCATGTCTTTTTCGGAAACTCTTGTGTTTTTACCAAGATAATTATCCAATATCATTTTTGTACTCATATCGTTTTTTATTTATAAATATCATGTTATTGTAAAAGTTTGAACTGTTATAAAAGCATTGTTAGCTTTTATGAACTCATTTGTTAAATTTAATTTTTCTTGTTCGGTTAATGTGGTATACACATTATCTGGTTGTTCGATTGGATAATGTAATACATACATTTTTGCAATAGCCGAAGAAACACCTTCTGAAGTGTTAAAATCAAAATTATTTTGTTCTGCTTTTAATAAAGTTAAAATTGGAATTGTTTTATCTACAAGAAATTTTACAAAATCTTCGAACGAATTAAAAGAAGCAATTGGCAAATTTGAATTTGTTCCTCTTGTAACACAAAAATAATTTTTCTTGATGTAATTAATAAAGTTTGGTCCGTATATTTCTTTAAGGTTTATTGTATTGTAATTATGCTCGTATGAAAATATACCGTTTTCTTTACCTGAATCTACATAGACAAAACTAAAGGCTATGTTTGCAACAATAGCTGTTGTTCCACCTGTTGCCGAAAAACCACTTGCAATTAACTGTTTTTTAATCTGTTCGAATAACTCTTTTATAGTTTGTGTGGTTGATTGTGGTGTATCGAGTCCGGTATAATTACGGTATCTAGGATTTATGTTTTCAACACAATCTTGATTTTTGGTTAATGTTTCCTCTGATGTAATATTAGACAAAATATTATCTTTTTGTGCCAATACATTTTTGGAACTTTCTCTTTCTTTTTTCTCATTCTGTTGGATTCTTGTTTGAATTGTATTTAAAATTTTAATATTAAGTGTTTGTAAAAAATTATCAATTTTTGGAAGAGCGTAGAAAGGTTGTCTTGTTCCTTGAAAATGAGTAGTAAAATTGTCTTCAGTTATATCGTGAGTAATTTTAGTAATCATATAAGGTCCTGAAAACATTGGGACATTTCTTATGTTAAAATACATCAAAGGTTGTATTAAAGCGCAACCCATCATTTCAACACTACATTCATAACTTCTATTTTTATATAAATTATATAAAGACACGGACTGTGTTGTAGATCTTCTGTTACCACCTAAATTTGCCATCTGATTTAGCATTTCTAATGACTCAGCGGTCGGTTTACCGGGTGTTTGATTTACACTAAAACTTTTGAAAATTTGTTGGTTCGGTCTTGTAACGTCAACATTAAATCCAACAACTTTATTTGATTTGTCCCAATCTTCTTTATATGCCTGATTTTCTTGCAACGGATTATCACTAGCCCTTCTTAAATCGAACGCATCATCCCTATATCTATAATCTATATTATCTTTCATATCCAAGTGTTCGCTTGGTTTATTTGAATAATAACATAAAAATTTGGGAGAACTGTCTCTATAATCAACATTTAAAAACGTTCCAAAAAGTGTGTTACCAAATTCTAATGTTCCATCAGGTCTTGGTGTTGGGTTTTTTTGCGTGTCTTGTACGTTGTAAAAATTAACAAATGATGGCAACATAAAATATTGAAAGTTATTTTGAACTAAAATAGTCGTAATCATATCTAACAAAGTGTTTTTATAACTTCCATCTTTTATAAGATCTTGGATTTGAAAAATGTCAACAATAATTTTATCTCCAACATTTCTACTTGCTCGGTCAACCAACATTACATCCTCAAAAAGTGTTTTGTTTTGAAAATCAAAACCCGCAATCCAAGTATCGTTCAAAGCCTTAAATGTTTCCCATAGTTCAGTTCTTGTTTGTTCCGTAAATCCAGCTTCCAAATTAGCTCTATTTTCGGCTAATTCTTGATTTATTAAAACTGTAGGTAAGTTTTTTCTAACTTGTGGTAACATAACATTAATTACATTACCAATATAATTATCAGATTCTATAATATAACTATCCATTAGATTATAGAAAGATGTTAGATTTAAATTATTCTTTTTTAATTTTTCGCTAGCGTAAAGTTTAATAATCGGTGCAAAATCTTGAACATTTTTTTCATTAAACTGTACGTTCATATCAATAAAAAAATCAGTAATGTAAGATCCATTGTTTTTATATTCCAATTCAGGAATTGATGATGTTCCAACATAGTATAATAATTTTTTCCATGTCTCAGGACTTTGTTGTTGCGATGCCGATACCGACACTTGTGGCGGTAGTGTTCCGTTTTCGTACGGACCATATATAAATGGATCTTCCAAAAATCTTGTCGAAAAAGTCAGATATAATCTTCTGTTAAACTGTGTTGGGTTACCAAATTTGAAAACTGTATCATAGTTCATGAATCCAGATAAAACTTGTTGGAACTGCGAATTTTGACTTGCTATTATTTCTGTAAGTTTTGTTTCTGGCGAAGTTCCTGTTGGCGTTTGAATTTTTAGGAGTTGTCTCATCAGTCCCTGAAAATTTTTATATGTTTGATCGCCAACTATTGTTTTGAAGTTTGGTTGATTATCACTTACTTGTGTGTAGGATCCATCCTGATTTTTCATAACATTTAATTGTGTCAATGATTCGGAATTTGTTGTAGGTGGTAGTGTGTCGACATAGTCGTATATCGATCTACTAAAATTTAAAAATTCTGACTCAAATAAATCCAAAGTTTTAATGTCAAAAGTTGTAAACAACTCTTCGAAATTTGTATAGTCATTTTGTTTTCCAGTAATTAAAAAGTTCTGTTGATCTTTTTGTTCGTTAAGAATTTGTTTTAAATATGTAATTGGATTATTTTTTTTGACTTGTGAATTATTGAACCATCCATATTGTGGAGCATTCCAAAATAACCTTACAGTTCCGTTAAACATAGATGGGTTATTAAATAGTTCTTTTTTCATGTTACCGTTTTTGAAAGTCTCATCTTTTGCTTGATTAATGTTTGTACCGAAAGATGGTAAGACATAGTAACCTGTAGTATCCGTAGTTCTTACAACAACAGAATATGGCGATATTCTCATTGTTCTTGAATTGTTTGATGGGTCAAAACCAATTGAACCATATATTGTAGAGTCCAATGTATTAAACATAATCAACTTTTTGTCGTCCAAAAGTGGTTGTATTGATGTAGAAGATATTCCTTGTATGTATTGATTTTGAACAACAAATGGTGAAGTTACTGAATCAACTTGATTAGACGAAATCAAGTAAATACCATTACCACCTGTTGTTCCTGAAATTTGACTTATAATTGTTATATCACCATTAAAATTCGGGCCATTTATAATTTGTCCTTGAGTTAAAACATTACTATCTATTTGATCAACCTGTAAAGGGGGATTAAGAACTCTGAAATCTGATGTTGTCGTGTTTGCGGTATACGTATTTAATTTATAAACACCATTAGAATTTGATGGTCCACTATATTGGGTTTGGATTGTTATTGCAGGATTGATTGTTGATCCCGATAAGATACTTCCTGTACCCAAAGAATTCAAAGTTAAGCCACTGACACTAACATAACTATTAAGTATAAAATTTGTTACATTCGATGTTAATCCTGGTGTAATGTTATAGGTTCCGGTTCCTCCACTTGTGTTAGGTCCAAAACTATTAACAATTAAATTAATTATTGTATTCCCAATTGTAATTTTTAATTGATCTCCAACTGCAATTAAATTTTTAGTTATAGAACTTACACTCAAGACATTCCCCGATGACGAACATGTGCCAGTCACAGTGAAAACATCACAATTACCTGTGATACTTTGAGTTTTTGCAATACCTGAAACTTGTGTTTTACCGCTAAAAAGTTTTAGTCCTTGTAAAAAAACGTTGAAGTCGTCTAGTGTCTGCGGATAAAATCCCGTTGTCATGTCTGTAAATGGTTGATTTCCCGTAGTTTGTTGTAACACTAAATTTTTTTGATTACCATCAATATTTAAATTATATGTTTTTGTGGATGATGAAAACCCTGGATCCCAATTTTCTAAATAATTAAAGTCTTTCCAAACATCGTCTATAAAATCTTTTCCTGTTTTATCATAAATTTTATATCTATGCCAAATAGAACCATACTTCAAAATCCAAGCATATGGTAACTTATGAACCGCACCGAATTTTTTCATTGTTGCTAAAATATAACTCAAATCTGTAGTTGCTTGACCATCAAAAGTTTTATATTTTTCTCTTAAAGTCCCTAAAGGTAAACTATTAAGGAATAAGTAAGCAGCAGTTTTGTATGGATAAGGATCGTTTTGTTTGTATCTAAAATTAAATACCCCTTGTTGTATAGCATTAATAAAATATGGGGTGTT